TCATGTCCATGCTTCTGCCGCTTTCCTGATGAGTTCTAGGGACAGCGCTCGCGGGAGCGCGTCTCCAGTGATACGGGACCACCGCCTGTCAAGGGTAGCAATTTCCGCCTTCGCGTCGATGATTTGCGCGCTGGCCTGGCCGTCTACGTGCGCCATCCGCGAACCGTCGGGCAGGTCAGCGAGGATGAACGCCCCGCCCAGGCCCGCGTACATGCCGACGGACGAGGGCACGACGAGGATTTGCACCGACGGCAGCTCGGCGCACTCGGCGAGGTAGTCGCACTGTTCCCGCATCATGGCCCGGTTCCCGCCGGCCGTGCGGTGAAGGACTCCTTCGTCCATGACGGCGGTCAGCAGGGGCGAGCGTTCGCGGCGTAGGACGGCCTGGCGGCCGATGCGCGCGGAGACCAGCCGGTCGACTTCCTCGCCGGTCAGTGCCTCTCCCGCGAGGGTGGCCCGCGCGTACGCCTCGGTCTGAAGGAGGCCCGGCACCCAGGCCAGCTCGAACCACCGGAGGGTGAGCGCGTCGCGTTCGTGCTCGGTCCATGGCCGGAACCACACCGGCTCGCGTCGCTTCTGGACATCCGGCCAGAGGTCGGCGACCTCCCGCCCCAAAGCCTGAGCGACCTTCGCGCGGTGCCGGCTCTGCGGGATGTGTCCGGGGTTTGCCCACCGGGCGACCGTCTTCGGGTCCACGGCTAGCTGAGCTGCGAGGCTTTCCGGCGTCTGCCCTGTCTCGGTCATCGCTGCGACGAACGCGTGATTCATTGCGGCTCCATCCCGTCCCAAACCAGATGTCCGGAAGACATTGTCTTACGGAGTGTGTTTGGTCGGCAACCCTCGGCAGGGTGCTCTGTAGACGGCGCGGCCGGCAGGGACCAACCGAGACCCGGCGGTCGTGTCAGTGCCGGGGCCGCCCCTTTGGGCGAGCACTCACGGGGCGGCCCCTTCCCAATCGCGAGAGGAGGGCGTGTCCGTGCCCAAGGAGAAGCCGCAGCCCGATCCGCAGCCCGCCCCGCCGCCGGTCCGTCCGCCGCGTGAGGACCCGCCGGCCCGTCCGATCGTCCCGGGTCCGATCGGCCCGCTGGTCCCGCCGTTCAAGGGCCCTGGCCGGATCGTGCGTAACGGGGTGCCGGCGTCGCGTTGGGTGTCGCGGTGAGGCCCGAACCGGTCCCGTTCCGCGCCGGGGACGTGCTCCACCTGGCCCGAGAGGCGTCGCCTCAGTTCGCACGCCCGATCATGGTTCGGGTGATTCGCGTCCTGGAGTGGACGACGTACGACGGGTGGCGGTGGATTGATTGCTACCAGCTCGGCCCGAACGGCACCGCGACCGCCCGGCGGTCCCTGTTCGTGCGGGTTTCCGGGGTGCGTCGGCAGACCCCGCCGCCCGTGTCGCAACGCCGGCCGCGTGTCGGCGCGTTGGTGTGAGGGCGGGTGCCCAATGGTTCGCCGCCCCCGCCCCGCCGACCACGTCCCGTCGCGGCCTACCTGGCGTTGCCAGGCGTGCGGGGTCGCGTGGCCGTGCTCTACGGCGAAGCTGAACCTCCTCGGCGAGTACCGCAACGACCGTCCGAGCCTGGCCGTTTATATGGCGACCCTGGAGGAGGAGGCCCGAGAACAACTCGCCGAGCTGGACAGCGGCTCGCCGCCGAAGGACCTGCACGAACGCTTCCTAGCGTGGACCCGCCCGCGCGGGTAGCCCGTCCCTGACCGCCCGCCCTGGGCCCGTCTCCTTCCCCCGTGGGAGACGACCCGGGGCGGGCTTCTTTTTGCCCTGAACAGCCTCGGGCGGCCTGGCCGACTCCTCCTGTGTCCCTGATCGACACAGGCCCGAGGAGGCCAGTTGAGCACGTACAACCGCTCCGCCATGATCTTCGATCACGAGGACGGCGACGGCGACACCCTGACCGTTTACACGCTCTCCGAGCGCCGCTACGCCCCGGCGGTCCTGGCGGTCACGGTCAACGCCGAGGACGAGGACCGCGAGCAGATCGCGCACCTGACGCCCGAAGCTGTGACCCGGCTGCGCGAGGCGCTGAAGGAGCACGACCCGGCCGAGAAGGACAAGCCGCAGCCGGCCCCGGCGATCGAGGTCGGGCGCGAGTACCGGCTTCTGCCGGGGGCGATGTACTCGAACGGGACCCGCGCGTCGATCGCCGCGACGGGCGCGACCCGGGTCACGTACCGGGCGGACGGCTGCGGCGACGGCAACGTGTGGGTCACGCCGCTAGACGGTGACGCTCGGGGTGACATGGGACGCCTGGTCGACCCGGCGTACCTCGCCCCGCTGGAGGCCCCGAAGCCGACGCCACTCCCGTACGCAGTGCTCCGTAACTGGTCCTACCCGGTCCCGAGCGCCGGGCGGGTCTTCGAGGTTTCGACCGCAGGCCCGAAGCTGGACCCGCTCCGGGTGGCCGCCGTGAAGGAGGCGTTCGCGATCCTCGGCGGGGAGAAGGAAGACGTCTTCGTGGACACGGACTCGCTCCTCGCGATCGCGGACTTCCTGGTCGAGGGGGCGGCGTGAAGCGAGCCCTCCCCTACGCCCTCGGCGGTGCCCTCCTCGGGGCCGTCGCGGGCCTGTCCTTCGGCCTGAACCTGTACGCGCCGACCTGGCTCCTCTGGTTCCTGTTCTTCGCGATCGTGGAGTTCACGGCCCTGTTCAACAGCCGCGCGGGCGACACCCTGAGCGAGCACGTCTGGCAGTGGTTCACGGTCGGCGGCGGTCGCCCGGTGACGGGCTGGACGCGGCTGCGGCGGGTGCTCCTCCTCGGCTTCATGGCCTGGCTGACCGTTCACTTCGTCGGCGGCGGGGTGATCGTGTGACTGCCCCGCTGAACCGGCCCGGAATCGCGGTCGGCCACGGCCTCGACGCTGACGGCGAGCTTCGGATGGAGGTCGACGGGACGTATTACACCCGCGAAGACGTCGCCGCCCTACGCGACCACCTGACCGCCGTCCTCGGCGACGGCCCGACGGCGACCCCGACCCTCACGGTCGATCCCGAGTACGGCGGCCTGACCCGCGCCGAGGCGCTGAAGCTCGCCGAGGAGACCGTGACCCGGCTCGCCCCGGCGACCAACGCCCGCGGCTACAGCGACGGGACCGCCCCGCTGGACGCCCGCATGTCCGCCATCCTGCGCACCGCGCGGTACCTCATGAAGGAGTCCGAGTGAGCCTGTCCATGCCGATCCTCGGCCTGAAGCCGTACGTCCTGGTTCAGTTCGACGCCGACTCCGACCCGAGCAACGAGACCGGCCTGAAGGCCACGGTCAACGCGGGCGGCGGCATCGCCTCGGCCGACGAGATCCGCGACGCCCTGACCCTGGTCCTCGCCAGCCTGCCCGAGCCGACCGAGACCCCGAAGGAGTCCGAGTGACCGAGCCCGAGCAGACCGAGCCGAAGGCCCTCACGCCGCGCGAGGAGGCGCTAGCGACGGCGCTCGACTTCCTGGACGAGGTTGACCAGGGATCGAGCGAGCGGGACGGAACCCCGGCGCGGGCCCGTGCCGCCCTGGACGTCGCGCGCTTCCTCTTGAACGAGGAGGAGGGGTCCGAGGTCGTCTACGTCGACCCGGCCGAGGACGGCGCGGACGAGTACCCCGAGCCCGGCCCGCTGGGTCCGGTCTACGAGCTGCGGTGCGTCGTCAGCCCGGCGGACATGGTCGCGGTTCAGGGCGGTGTTCACCCGACCCAGGGCCGGATCCTGCGTCTCGGCTTCTCGACCGAGGGGCGGTCGGACTTCCTGATCGTCTCGCCGGCCGAGGCCCGCCGGCTGGCCGCCGGCATCCTGAACGCCGCCGACGACGCGGACGGTACCGCCGGCCTGTCCTTCGGCGTCGGCTCGCCGCAGTCGTGACGGAAGACCTTCAGGACCTCGCGATTCACACCGTGCGGTCCTGGCTCCCCCGCCATCCGCCCTGCGCCCCCGGCTGGGCGCTTCTACTGGTCGGTTCCTCTGCCGAGGCCCTGACCTTCGTCCTTCAGCCCAACGCGCCCCGCATGACCGCGGCCCCGCGCAAGTTCACCGTTCGCGTCACCGTGGAGGAGATCAACCCGTGAAGATGCTTGGCTATGTCCTCGGCGGCGTCCTGGCCGCCCTGGCGATTCTCGCCTACCTGCTGGTTGGCGCGTTCTTCGTCTTCCTGCTGGCTGCCGCCGTGACTGACCTCGCACCCGAGCCGTCCTTCGGTGCGGCCTTCCGGACCTTCGTCCTGGGCCTGTTCACCGTCGGCTGGGCCCTGATCCCGCTCCGGGCGGCCGAGTGATCGCCTGTCGCTGCGGCGCGGCCTGGTCGGGGGCGAGCATCGCGCATTGCGCGTGCTGTCACCGGACCTTCTCGGCCGTGTCGACCTTCGATAAGCACCGGACCGGCACGGTCGACCGTCGGCGCTGCGTCGACCCGGTGACTGTCGGCCTGGCGCCCAACCGTCACGGCGTCTATCGGACGCCCTCGGCCTGACCTCGTAACCCCGGAAGGGTCCGCTCGGCTGCGCGCTGGGCGGGCCCTTCCTCGTACCTGAAGGAGCCCCGTGAACCGCTTCGCCGCTACCGCCGTCGCTACCGTGACCGCCGGCCTCCTGTGCGTGGGCCTGGTCGCCTGCGTCGACCCCGAGGAAGCCTGCGCCGCCCCTGGCCCGTCTGCCCCGCGTCCCGCCGCGCCGGCCTACCGTGCGCCGTCTGCCCCGCGCCCCGCGCCGGCTGCGCCTCGGGTCGGTTCCGCGCCGAAAGCCCCGCAGTCGCGCCCGACGGTCTACCGAACCGAGACCCGCAACGGTCACCCGGTCGTGGTCCCCGTGATCGTGGGCGATGATGACTACTTCGAGTCCGACTGTGACGACTGACCCACGCGAGGCCCTAGCCGAGCTGGTCGCCGAGGTAGCCGAGCGCTTCGCCCTGGACCCGGGCGACGTAGAGCGCCGCGTCCGCCGGCAGCTCGCCCGCCGGGCCGCTCGGGGTAGCCGCCCATTCAAGGTGTGCCCGACCTGCGACGAGTGGCGTCCGGCGCTGGACTTCGCCGAGGACGTCTCGAAGCCTGACGGACTGCGCCGGGTGTGCCGCGGCTGTGACCGAGCCCGTGTCTCCCAAGCCAGGCCGACTCATGTAGTAGAGCGGGGAACCGTGTAAACGGCCCTTTGCCCTCCCGCCTTCAGCCCCGACGACCTACGACCGGTGAGCCCCTGGGGACCGGCTAGGACGTCGGGGCGTTGTGCGTTCAACGCCTCGGGCGCTGCGGCCACCGAGGCTCTGTCTTCCACGCCCCCGGCGTGCGCTCTCCCGCCATAGGACCTGGCCTGCGGGATCCGGAGCGCCCCGGGGGCGTTCGTCTTCCTCGGGGGTCTGTCGTGACATGGGACGGGTCGGACCGAAGGGCCCGGCTCCCGCACGACTGGGCCCTTCGCCGCGTGCGTGTGCTGCGCCGTGCTGGCTATAAGTGCGAGGCACGCTTCAGCACTGGCGAGCGGTGCGGCGCACCAGCGAACCAGGTAGACCACATCGTTCGGGGTGACGACCACTCCCCCGAGAACTTGCAAGCCCTGTGCGTGTACTGCCATGGGCAGAAGACAGCAGGCGAGGCGGCCCAGGCACGGCGGCCACGGCCACGCCGAGAGCGTGAGTCCGAGCGTCATCCTGGCTCGCTGTGACTCAGCGTGAATGTCACTGAGTGTCACGACCCCTGGGGGGGTGGCCCCCTCCTCGACCCGCCCCGCCACCGAAGCGGCATAGCGCCTCGCCCTCTGTACGGGCATAGAGGTCGCGGAGTGAGGGTCGCGAGCGCTCACGCGTCACGCTGAGTGACGTCCGGCCGGGCCTCGTCCGGATGCGGGTAGCTGTGCGTTTCCCACCGGCCGCCGCACTCCTCGCCCTGCCGGTAGACGTCCGCCAGCGCCGCCCGCGCGGCCGGCTCGGCGTCCTCGCCCTCGAAGAGGAAGTCCTGTCGCTCGGCCCGCCCGCACCGTGCCGGGTCGTGGAGCTGGATCTCCCACACGCCGGCCCGCTCGCGGTGCTCGTAGAGCCGGACCAGCGCGGTCCAGCGCCCGCCCTCGCGCAGCCAGCCGGCCTCGCGCAGCAACGGCAACCCCTTCATGCCCCGACCGTACGCCGAGAGGAGGTCCCGCCATGGGCCGCGGCACTATGCACGCCCCCAAGAACGAAGCGACGCGTCGCCGCCGCAACGCCCCGACTCACGGTGAGACCGTCCTCCCGCGCGACGACGCCGTCCGGGGTCCCGAGCTGGCCGAGCTGACCGCCGGCCGCGAGTTCCGCCCCGAGACGACTGCCTGGTTCGAGACCTGGCGGCGCTCTCCGCAGGCCGCCGTGTTCGAGGCGACCGACTGGCTTCGCCTGGCGACCCTGGCGCCCATCGTTGACGCCTACTGGCGTCGCCCCTCGGCCGCCGCGCTGTCCGAGATCCGCATGAACGAAGAGCGGTTGGGCGCGACGGTGGTTGACCGGATGCGCGCCCGCATGCGGATCGAGACCGACGAGGACGCCGACGAGGACGAGGGCCTTCCCGCCGGCGTGACCTCGCTGACCCAGCGCCGCGCCGAGCTGCGCGACCGGCTCGCGTGACCGCCCTGGACGCGCGCGAGGAGGAGCTAGCCGAGCTGGCCCGCCTCGCGGCGCTGGAGGCCCGGAAGGCGGTCGCCGCCCACGCCCTGACGACGATCGAGGCGTTCCCGCTGAACGGGTCCATTCGGACCCTCGGTTGGGGCGTCATCGACTGGGTCGAGTCCTGGCTTCTCCAGCCGGACGGCGACGAAGCCGGCGAGCCCTACCGCCTGACCCGCGAACAACTGAACTTCGTCCTTTGGTTCTACGCCGTCGATGACCGCGGCCGGTTCGTTTACCGGCGCGCGGTGCTGAGGAGGGCGAAGGGCTGGGGAAAAGCCCGTTCCTCGGCGCTCTTGCGCTGGCTGAGCTTTGCGGCCCGGTCAGGTTCTCGCACTGGAGCGCCGAGGGTGAGGCGGTAGGTAAGGCACACCCCGCGCCGTGGATCGTCATTGCGGGCGTCAGCGAGACCCAGACCGAAAACACCATGGCCGCTATCCGGGCCATGGTCGAGCAATCCCCGCTGGTCGAGGCCGAGGGCCTGGACATCGGGAAGACCCGGATCTTCACGCCCTCGGGCGGCAAGATCATGCCGGTTACCGCGTCCAGTTCGACGCAGGAAGGCGCACGGCCGTCCTTCGCGATCATGGACGAGACGCACCACTGGACTGAGTCCAACGGTGGTTACGCGCTCGCCCGCGTGATCCGGCGCAACCTGGCGAAGAGCCGCGACGGCATGGCCCGCGCGATCGAGACCACGAACGCCCACGCGCCGGGACAGGACAGCGTCGCCGAAATCTCCTACCTGGCGTATCTCGCCATGCTGGAGAAGCGGACGCGCGGCTCGGGCATCCTCTACGACTCCCGCGAGGCACCGGGTCACATCGACCTGTCCGACCGGGACGCCCTCATGGACGGCCTGGCGATGGCCTACGGCGATTCGCTGTGGGTCGACCTGGAGCGCATCGCCGAAGAGGTCTACGACCCGGCGACGCCGCCCGAGGAGGCGCGGCGGTTCTACCTGAACCAGATCGTCGCCGCCGCCGATAGCTGGCTGGCCCCGCATGAATACGACGCGAACGGGCCCGAAGGCCGGCGCGAGCGGGGGCTTCCCGAGCTGGGGCCGCTGAAGCGCGCCGAGCCTGGCCGCTGGCGCGAGGCCGACACGGTCTGTCTCGGCTTCGATGGCGGCCGTACGGACGACTCCTCGGCCCTGGTCGCGGTCCGCATGTCCGACGGCGCGGCGTTTCTCTTGGGCCTCTGGGAGAAGCCCGAGGGCCCGTCCGGCGTCGGCTGGGAGGTCAATCAGGACGACGTTCGCGGCGTCGTGGACCACACCTTCGCAACCCTGGACGTCGTCGGGTTCTTCAGCGACGTCGCCTACTGGGAAACCGACGTCGACCGGTGGCGCGAGCTGCACGGCGAACGCCTCCTAGTGAAGGCCACGAACCGGCACACGATCGCCTGGGACATGCGCTCTCACCAGGGCGACACGGTCCGCGCCGTCGAGGCGTTGCACCGGGCCTTCATCGACTGCGAGGTCCCGCACGACGGCGAGCCGCGGCTTCGGCGGCACGTCCTGAACGCCCGCCGCCGGCCTAACCGCTGGGGCGTGAGCTTCGGCAAGGAGACCCGCGAGAGCCCGAAGAAGGTCGACGCCCTCGCCGCGCTCCTCCTCGCCGTCATGGCCCGCCAGCGGGTGATCGCGGACGGGGCCCTCGCGAAGCGCCGGAAGCCGACCGGCCGCCTCTACGGCTTCTAGCCGCCCGTTTACACGCCTACCACCGGGAGCCCGTCCGTGCCTCTCACCGACGGCGCGGTCGCAAGCCTCGCCGATGAGCTGATTAAGGAACACGCCGCCGAAACCTCGGACCCGAACAACGGGGCCGGGAAGGTAGCCCGCTACCTGCGCGGCGAGCATGACCAGCCGTACGCCCCGCGCGGTGCGCGCGAGGAGTACCGCGAGCTGGCCCGGAAGTCCATCACCAACTGGCTTCCGCTGATCTCCGAGACGTACGTCAAGGGCCTGTTCGTGGACGGCTACCGGGCAAAGAAGGCGACCGACAACGCCGCGCCCTGGCGCTACTGGCAGGAAAACCGGCTCGACGCCCGTCAGACGATCGCCCACCGAGGCGCGCTGGAGCACGGGGCCGCATACGTCCGGGTCCTCCCCGGCGTGAAGGTCCCGAGCATCCGGCCCCTGCCGGCGCTGAAGACCTGGGCGCTGTATGAGGACGACGACGACGAGTTTCCCGTGGCGGGCCTGTACGTGAAGGGCCGGTCTCAGGACGGCGCAAAGCTGTATGAGGTTTACGACGACACCTTCGTTCACCACCTCGCCCAGGCGAAGGGCGAGCGGCTGCGGATCATTCGTCAGGACCGCCACGGCCTCGGCCATACACCGTTCGTGCGCTTCCGCGACCGCCTGGACGGCGAGAACCGGGGCATCGTCGCCCCGCTGATCGGCCTTCAGGACCGCATCAACGAAGCCGTTTTCTCGCTGCTGGTCGCGCTTCAGTTCGCGTCGTTCCGCCAGCGCTGGGCAACCGGCCTGGCGATTCCGACCGTCGAGGACCCGGACTCGCCGCTCTTCGGCCAGCCGGTCGAGCCCTTCGAGGCCGCCGTCAACCGTCTGTGGGTCGCCGACTCGCCGGATGCGAAGTTCGGCGACTTCGGGCAGACCGACGTATCCGGCCACCTGGAGACCTACGGGTCCGGCGTGCGGACGCTCGCGGCGATCGCCCAGCTTTCGCCTCACGTCCTCCTCGGCGACCTGGTGAATCTGTCCGCCGACGCCCTCGCCGCCGCCGAGGCGTCGACCCAGCGGAAGATCGGCGAGTACGAGACGATCTTCGGCGAGTCCTGGGAGCAAACCCTTCGCCTGGCGGCGCTCGCGGCCGGCGACCGGACCGCCGCCGCCGACTCGACCGCTCAGGTCCGCTGGCGGGACACCGAGGCGCGCAGCATGGCCGCCGCCGTGGATGCCCTCGGAAAGATGGTCCAAATGCTCGCGGTCCCCGCCGAGGCGGCGTGGGAGCGAATCCCGGGCGTGACTCAGGACGACATCACCCGCTGGCGCGAGATGGCGAAGAGCCCCGACGGCCTCGCCCAGCTCGCCGCGATCTTCGATCGCCAGTCCGCCAGCCCGCAGGCGCAGCCCGCGAAGGAGTCCGAGCCCGTGAAGGAGTAACCCCGTGGCCGCCGTCCTGACGTCCCACGCCCTCGCCGAGAACTACCGCGTAGCACAGGCGAGCGTGGCGACGCAGGCGGCGGCCGGGGTCGCCCTCGCGGTGAAGACCCACCTGAACCCCGGCAACCTGTCGAAGTCCTTCCCCGCGTACGCCGCCGCCGCTGGCCTGGTCATCGCCGAGGCCCGCACGAAGGCCGCCGAGCTGGGCGGGGCGTTCTACCTGGCCCACCGGAAGGCGGCCGGCGTCCGGGGCGCGATGCCCGAAATTGCCTGGGCCCCGCAGGTCCCCGGGCCTGGCCTGGCGACGTCGCTTCTCGTGACCGGTCCGGTCGCGGTGAAGCGGTCGCTCGCGATGGGCGCCAGCATGACTCAGGCGCTCGCCGCCGCCGAGGTGAAGGCGGCCGGCGCGGCGTACCGGCACACCTCGAATGGCGGCCGAGGCACGATCAAGGCCACGGCTTACCGCGATAAGAAGGCGCTCGGCTGGGCCCGCGTGAGCGACGGCCGCCCGTGCGTGTTCTGCGCGATGCTGTGCTCTCGGGGCGCGGTCTACTTCAGCGCTCAAACCGCCGGCCTGACCGGCGACGGCGACAAGTATCACGACAACTGCGGGTGCTTCGTTGTCCCCGTTTACACGCCTGACGACCCGATCCCCGGCCTGGGCCCCGAGCTGGAGGCCCTGTGGCAAGAGGCCACGGCCGGGAAGTCCGGGAAGAAGGCAATGCGCGCGTTCCGCGCGGCCTACAACGAGCAGTACCCGCCGGGGACGAACCCTTCGCAGAAGATCGCAGACGCGCAGCTCGCCGCCGCGAAGGCCGAGGCCGCGAAGAACGCCCAGGCGTTCGAGGAGAAGGCCGCCGCTGAAGCGAAGGCCGCCGCCGAGGCCGCCCGGGAAGCCGAGAAGGCCGCGAAGGCTGCGGCTGAGGCCGCCCGCGAGGCCGAGAAGATCGCCGAGGCCGCCGCAGCCGGGATGCACCGGGCGAAGCCGAGCCCGAGGGACCTGAAGGTCGTCGGGGTCGCTGGCGGGTCGCACGGCGCGGCGATCTGGCAGGACTCGAAGACCGGCGCGAAGTGGGTCTTCAAGCATCAGGCCGACGTGAACACCGCCGTTGACGTTGGGACCGCGAAGCTCGCGAAGCGCCTCGGCCTGCCGGCCGCCGACACGTACGCCTATGACCTGGACGGCGAGTCCGGGTCGCTTCAGTTCATGCTCCCCGGCGGGGACGCCTTCCCGGGCCCTGACTCGGCGAAGATCGACCCGACGAAGCTCGCCGCGGCTGACGCCCTGGCGCTTCAGAAGAATCACGTCCTGGACTGGCTCTTCGCCAACCACGACGCGCATAAGGCGAACTTCGTCCGGGACGCAGACGGCAACCTGGTCGGGATCGACAAGGGCCAGGCGCTGAAGTTCTTCGGCCGCGACCGGCTGGACTGGGACTTCCACGCGAACCAGCACGAGCCGATCTACAACACGATGTACCGCGCGTTCGCCGAGGGCCAGGACGTCCCGCTACTCGACCCCAACGGGGAGAACGAACTAGCGGTCTTCCTGCGGTCCGTTCAGGCGATGCCGGACGACGAGCTGAAGGCGATGTTCCGCCCGTACGCCGAGGCCGCCGCCAAGCGCGGCTGGCTGCTCACCGGCTCGCACTGGAAGCCTGGCGCCCTCGAACCTTTGGCCGCCGGCCTGAAGCCGAACGACGTCGAGGGCTTCCTTACCGCCCTGGCCGCGCGGAAGAACCGCCTCGCGGACGACTTCGGCGCGCTGTGGAAGAAGGCGAAGGCCGAGCGGACGAAGCTGGAGGTCGCGGCGAAGGAGGCCGAGAAGGCAGCGAAGCTGGCGAAGAAGTGGAAGGGCCAGCCCGCCCCCACGCCGCCGGACGAACCGAAGCCCCCGGTCCCCGAGAAGGCCGCGTTCCTGGACGGCTGGCTAGCGAAGGTGAAGGCCCGATATGAAGCCTTCGCCCCTGGCAAAAAGCTAGAGGACTCGCATAACTGGTTCCTGGTCCGCCAGGTGGTCGAGGACCACAACGCAACCGCGCTGGACCAGCTTCGCCAGAAGTCGTACATCGACTGGGACCTGTCACAGGAGGCCGCCGACCTCTTCGGCGACTACCTGGAAGCGGTCGACAAGGCCGAGACCGACGCCGACTACCTGAAAGCCCTCCGGTCCTACAAGAACCGGCTAACCCGTTATAAGCGCTACCTCGCCGAGTGGCGGGAAGCGAACGGGGCCGGGTCCCTGCGGGGTATGGACGGCGCGGTCGCTATCCACGGAAGCTACGAAGAGGGCGAGGCATGGGCCGACAAGGTCTTCGCCCGCCCCGGCGCGACCGAGGCGCACGCCCTGAAGGTTTACACGGGGTCGAGTTACACGCCCTGGAACAACGCCCTTCGCCGGTCGGCGAGTAAGACCGCCCTCCCTGACGGCTGGGAGCAAATGACGAAGGACGCGGACGCCGGTATGTCGCCGACGACCGAAGACGTCATCATCCATCGGGGCACGGACTTTCAGGAGTTCGCGCTGAAGGACGGGTCGCGAAAGGCATTCCTCCCACCGCCGGACCCCCGCGAGTTGATCGGTACGGTCCAGACCCAGCACGGCTACGCCTCCACCTCGGTAGGCCACCGGGCCGCCTTCTACACGAAGGACGTCCAGATGGTCATCCGGATGCCGGCCGGTCACAAGGGCGCTTACGTCAACCACCTGTCTCAGTTCGGCGGGGAGCACGGCGAGTACGAGCTTCTTTTGGAGCGGTCGACGCACTTCTTCATCCACAACATCTACCGGCGCGGGCATCAGTGGGTCGTGGAATGCGAGATCCTTCCGCCCGGGGTCAGCCCGGAGGACGTTGCCGGTCTCCCGCCGATGCCGCGCGCAACCAACGACGCTACGGCTTGACCTGGTAAGATGCGCTCAACGTTCAACGGAGGAGGCCCGCGCGATGCCCTGGCGACCGCAACCGATGGACCTGGCGTACTCGCCGCCGGGGTATCCGTCCCATGACTACCGAGGTGAAGGCGAGATCGTCGCGGTCCGGTGCGTCGGCGAGGTCGTCGGCCATCTGACCCGGAAGGCGGGCGACTGGGACTCGCTCGGCTGGCTCCCCCGTCCGGACCTGTCCGAAGACGCGGGCACGGTCCGCGAGATCGTGGAGGGCATCCTTCGCCGGTACGCCGCCGAGGGTCGGCCGATGGTCGACGCCTGGGCGCACGTTCTGAACTCGACCCAGCATGACCGGCCAGTGACCGGCCCGCTGGACGTCTTTCGGCCCGCCGAGGCCGGCTAACACCGAAACACCCCCTCAGAGGGCCCTAGACCGACTGTCGGTCTGGGGCCCTCAGTCGCACCCGGGGACGGTGCGTTGAACGCTTCACGCGCCTCCCTGGGCCCCCGCGCGGACAGGTTCCGTCGCGGTCCCCCTACCGACCCAGGAGGTCACCCATGCCCGAGCCGACCGAGACCGCCCCCGAGAACGTCACCGAGACCGCCCCGGCGGGCGAGCCGACCGGCACCGAGGGCACCCCGACCGAGCCCGGCAAGCCGGCCGCCGAACCGGAGTTTGACGGCCCGTACGACGAGGACCGCGCAAAGCGCCTCATCGCCAACCTTCGCGCCGACCTCGCCCGCGAGAAGGCCAAGCGTCCGGCCTCCGCCGACGACGACCTTCGCGCCCGGGTGGAGGCGATGTCCGCCGAGCTGGAGAAGTCCCGGAAGGACGCGATCGAGGCCGCGAAGCGCGCGGCCGTCGCCGACGCGCAGGTCCCCGCTCACCTGGCGGGCTACGTCACCGGCTCGACCCCGGAGGAGATCAAGGCCAGCGCCGAGAAGGTCGCGGCCGACTTCCTCGCGGGCCAGTCCCCGGCCGAGGAGGACCCGCTTCCGGGCCTGCCGAAGCCCGCCCTCACCCCGGGCCGCGCGGCCAACGACGCCGCCGCCCCGTTCGACGCCGCCGCGGTGGCCCGTGCTGCTCGCGGCTACTAACTCACCCCCTGGAGAGGTAATGCCCCACAACTTCGTCATCCCTCAGCAGGTCCTCGACACCGCGATTGCGCTGGTCCGGGATGACCTGATGCTGGCCGCGACCATCAACCGCGACTACGAGGACGCCTTCGGCGGCGGCAAGGGCACCGTCGTGAACGTCCGCGTTCCGGCGACCCTGAAGGCCCGGCGGCGGAAGCTGACCGCCGACGGTACCCCGATCGTGACCGACACGATCAGCGAGTCGACCGTCCCGGTCACCATCACCGAGCACGTCTACAGCGCCGTTGACGTGTCGGACGTTCAGATGCGGATGGACATCGCCGACTTCACCCGTCAGGTGACCGTCCCGCAGGTCCGGGGCATCGTGGAGGACCTGGAAAACCTGGTCGTGGAGACCATGCAGGCGCTACCCGAGTCCGTCGGCATCGCCTACAACCCGGCCACTCCGGAGGCGACCTTCACCCGGGCCCGGAAGACCCTGCGCGACCTCGGCCTTCCGGCTGACGGTCTGTGGGCGGCCGTGGGTACCGGCGTGTACGCCGAGCTGGTCGACGCGAAGGCGATCTCTGACGCCTCGCAGTCGGGCAGCACCGAGGCCCTTCGGAACGCCAACGTCGGCCGGGTCCGCGGCTTCATGACCGTCGAGAACAACCGCCTCGCTGATGACGAGATCATCTTCTACGGCCGGGACGCGTTCACCCTGGCGATCCGGGCCCCGTACCCGCCGGACGGCGCGGCGTTCAAGGCGTCCCGGTCGGAGAACGGCTTCGCGCTGACCTGGGTCAAGGACTACGACTCCAACGTCCTGAAGGACCGGAGCATCTTCCAGACCTACGCCGGCTGCCAGGCGATGCAGGTCAAGCGGCTCGACAAGTCCGGGACGACTTCCCTCATCACTCCGGCGCTGCGCGTGCTGACCTCCACCCCGGTTGCCTGATCGGAGTAACCCGTGAGCCTTCCCCCGCTTGTGCCTGTTGCCGCGCTCGAACGGAAGCTTGGGCTTGACCCTGGCTCGCTGACCGGCTCGGACCTGGTCCGGGCGGGGGAAGAGCTGGCAGACGCCTCGGTCCTGGTCCGCGACCTCGCGGGCCGGGACTGGGTCGCCGACGACGGCGTGACGATCACCGCGCCGGCTGCCGTCCTGAAGGTCGTCCGGGACGTAGCCCTTCGCGGCTACCGCAACCCGGACGGCTTCCGGGGCGAGAACGTCGGCGACTACGGCTACCAGCGCGACGCCGAGGAGGCGTCCGCAGCTCTGACGCCGGCCGAAGAGGCGATCGTCCGCCGGGCCGCCGGTACCGGCCGCGTGAGCGTTTACACGGTCGGGATCCGGTCGGCGTACGCGGACCCGGCCCCGGCTGACCCGTTCCCGGCGGTGGTCGCGTGAGGTTCCCCGACGCCGTGACCGTGCTACGCCCGAGCGGTGCGGACGCCTACGGCAATCCCGGGTCTGGCGCCCACTCCCCCGCCGGCACCTTCGCCGGCTTTCTCAGCGGCGAGGCGGTCTACGGGCCGCCCGACGCCGACGTGCAGCGCGGCGACCGCCTGGCGATCGGCGCGGACGTCTACGACGTCGAGGGCGACCCGCGCCGGCTGCGCTCCCCCTCGAAGACCGTCATGACGCGGGTCAGCGTCCGACTACGAAGGAGGTAGGCCCGTGCCCGGCCCGCGTATCCGGCTCGACCACAAGGGCATTGCCGAGATCCTGAAGTCCGCTGGCTTCGCCGCCGCCGTCGCAGTGAAGGCCGCCGAGGTCGAGGCGATCGTCTCGGCTCACGAATCCGTCCGGCGTCACGAAATGCCGGTCGAGACGGGGGCGTACGAGACCGACCGGGCGGCGCATGAAGTCGAGATCGCTCACCCCGGCGGCCTGGGCGTGGAAGGCAAGTACGGCGCGCTGACCCGAGCGGCCCGCGCGGTCGGCCTCGAAGTGACCGAGGAGCGCCCCGAGTGAAGATTCGCCACTACGACCCGCGCGCCGGGGCGCTGGCGATCCTGCGGGCCCTGCGTCCGGACGCGACCTTCGGCACAAAGCGCCTGGAGGACTTCCCCGAGGGCGACGTCCCGGCCCTGCCTTACGGCCTGGTCGCCCTGGACGGGACGACCGTCGCCCAGCGGGTGACCGCTACGGCCGCCGTCCGGGTCGCGGTCTGGGCGGACGACGACGCCGCCGGCTACGACCTCGCCGAGGACCTTCACGCCTCACTACTGGCCTACGAGGGCGGCCCGCAGATCCGCGGCTTCGGTCCTCAGCTCGGGCCCATCCCCACAACCGACCCGGACACGGGGCGGCCGATGAGTTACTTCACCGTGCGCGCTCGGCTTCGCCCGCGCACAGATTAGGAGCATTGAATGGGCGACGCGACCAACGTCAACCAGTGGTCCGGCGCTGACGTCTTCATCGCGCCGATCGGCACGCCCGAGCCGACGGACCTCACTACCGCGTGGGGTGTCGACTGGGATCCGGTGGGCCTCCTGAACGGCGAGGAGGGCTTCAACTGGGCCCGCGAGGAGGAGTCCGGCGAGTTCTACGCCTGGGGCGGGATCTTGGTCAAGAAGACCAAGTCCAAGCACAAGCGAACCGTCACCTTCGTTGCGATGGAGGACAACCCCGTTGTCTTCGAGCTGGTCAACCCCGGCTCGACTCAGACCGTCGCGGACGGCGTCACGACCTCGAAGGTCAAGGTCCCGCAGACCCGTGACTTCGCGATCGGCTTCGAGCTGCGCGAGGGCACGAAGGTCCGTCGGCGCTCGGTCAAGCGCGCGACCGCCGAGGTCACGTCCGAGATCAAGGAGTCCGAGACCGAGCCGACCGTCTACACGATCACGGTCACGCTGTACCCCGAGCCGGACGCCACCCTCTACACCGAGCTGTCCGGCGACGCTGCCTGAAATGCGTTGAACGACTAACGCACCCGCTCTACCCGGACCCCGGGGCCGCCGCGCGGACGGCCTCGGGGTCCCTCTTCCGCGCCCTCTGCGCCGACTCCCGAAGGAGACCCCGCCCATGTCGAAGACCGCCGCCGCCCAGGCCGAGGCGAACGACCAGCCGACCAGCTTCGAGTACGACGGCGAGACCTACCAGGTCGCCCCCTCGAAGGACTGGGATCTCGACGCCCTGGCGGCGTTCGAGGACGGTCACGTGCTGCGCGCCGTGACGCTGATCCTCGGCGCTGCGCAGATGAAGACCTTCCGGTCCAAGCCCCGCACGATCGGCGACCTGAACGACCTCTTCGCGACCGCGCAGAAGGCCGCCGGTATCGAGGGAAACTGACCGGCCTGGTCCGCCTGCTGGCCGAGCACTACGACGCCGTAGAGGCCGACCTTCAGCGCTTCTACGGCGTCGACCTCGGCGGGCTGTGGACCAGGACCCTCACGATCCGCCGGCTGTGTGTGCTGGTCGCGAACCTCCCCCCGGGGTCCGCCGTCTGGGCCGCCGAGTCCGGCCTTCCGCCCGGCATGACGCCGACGGACTACCTCCTCGCCGACGTCTTCCACGCCTTGTCGGGCGAGCCCCATCCCCTGCGCCAGGCCCGCGCCAGCGAGCCCGATTCGCCGCGCCCGGCGCGCACCCAGCACGAAGAACTAGCCGCGAAGCTGCGCGCCCAACGGGCCCGGCTACGGCCGCCCCCGGAGGAGGACCCGCCGAATGTCTAACGTCGGCTTCGCGACCCTTCAGGTTCTCCCGAGCCTGAAGAACCTTCAGAAGAACCTCCAAAAGGACGCGAGTCCCGTCCTCGCCGCCTGGTCCAAGCAGGCCGGGAAGGACATCGGAGACACGATCTCCGAGGCTGCTAGCTCGGCCCTCGGCGACGCGCTGAAGGACGCGGTCGGCGACGCCGGGGACGGCGGGGGCCGGGCCCTCGGCGAGAAGGTCGAGGAGTCGACCCGAGACGGCGCGAAGCGGGGTGTCCGGGCCGGCGTCGAGGACGGCGCGAAGGAGGGCGGGAAGACCGCCCGGTCGCACCTGACGTCAGCCCTGCGCGACGGCTTCCGTAGCGGTTTCAAGGCGATGTTCGTTGGCTCGCGGAATCAGGGATCGTCCCTGCGCCGATCCTTGGCGCTGGGCGTCGCGGGCGGCCTGATGGAGGGCGCCAGGAAGGGCTACGACTTTCTGCGCGAGGGTGCCTCGAAGTTTTTCGACTTCCTGTCTGAGGGTGCCTCGGCGGCCGGAAAGACGGCGCTCACCGCCATTTCCGGACTGATTACGGGCGCGGCGACGACGGCCGCGACGGGCGGCCTGAACATTCTTGTTGGCGCTCTCCTCGCGGTCGCTGCGGCGATTCCGGCGGTCGTCGTCGGCTTTCTGGCGCTGGCCCCGGTGCTCTCGCTGGTCGGCGGACTCCTCGGCGCGACGACGACTCTTCTATTCGGCGCGGGGGCCGCGGTCGGCGTGGTCGCCCTGGCCTCGCGTGGCCTCGGCGATGCCTTCACGGAGATGTCCGAGAAGGGCAAGCTCTCGAAGGAGACGCTGAAGAAGATTCACCCCGAGGCGGCGAAGTTTGTCGTCAGCATTTCCAAGATTAAGAAGGAGCTAGGCGGCCTCTCGAAGTTCGTTCAGGGGAAGCTCTTCGCCGGCCTGGGCCCGCGCCTGGTCGCCATCGTGAAGACGTGGAAGGGCCCGCTGAAGTCAATGCTCGGCGAGCTGTCCGAGCGCCTTAACGCCTTTGTCTCGAACATTCTCGACTCCCTGGAGAAGCCGAAGTTTATCGAGAACGTGAAGGCTGCGGTCTCAGGATTCGGCGACTTCATCGAAAAAATCGGCGTCGGCATGGGCCCCTTCATCGAAGCGCTCGGCACCGTGGCCCGCGCGTCAGTGCCCTTTCTCGACGCCATGGGCGATTTCATCCAGAAGGGCATCCTCGAAAAGTTCGCGAACTTCATCGACAAGGCCGATAAGAGTGGTGCGCTAGCTAATTTCATGACCCAGGCGGCCCAGGCATTTAAGGACATCTGGGCAATCGGCGGCCTCGTGTTCGGAATCCTCGGCGACATTATCGAGATCCTGTTTCCTGGGTCGAAGAAGGCGTCCGACTCGGTCTTCTCCGGAGTCCGCGAGTTCCTTCAGAGCATGAAGGAATGGCTCGGCGACCCGAAGAATCAGGAAGCCCTAAAGCAGTGGATTAGCGACCTCATCGAAAAGGTCAGCGAGTTCGTTCGGAAGGCCCGCGATGAGTGGATCCCGGCCGCGATCGAGTGGTCCGGAAAGATAGCCGATTGGGTGAAGAAGGCCGAGCAGTGGGGCCAGAAGTTCGGCGAGTTCAAGGACAAGGTCTCGACGGCGCTCGGCGCGGTGAAGGCTCTCCTCCTGAACCTCGCGGCCCCGGTCGGTGTCGTCCTGGCCCTGTTCGCCCGGCTGCCCAAGGGCGCAGGGAGCGAGGTCGGCCGCGTCGTCGGCATCTTCGCCGGTCTGCCCGGTCGGATCCTCGGCGCGCTCGGCAATCTCGGCGGCCTGCTGGTCGGCGCGGGCGTGAGCATCGCCGAGGGCTTGGCCGCCGGCATCCGGCGCGGTATCGGCCTGGTCACAGGGGCCGGTAAGGCGCTCGCCTCGGCCGCCGCAGCCGCCGCGAAGTCGGCCCTCCGGATCAACTCGCCCTCGAAGGTCTTCATCGGCTACGGCGGGTCGATCGCCGAGGGCCTGGCTACCGGCATGGACCGGGGGCACGGCGGCGTCACGAAGGCGGCTCGGGCGCTCGCGCTCGCGTCGACCCGCGCCGACTGGACCCCGCGCCCGGCCGCCGCCGCGTCGGCGCAGACGGCGCAGGCCGGTGACAGCCACTACCACCTGCACGGTTCGCAGGCCACGATCGCCCAGCTCGAAGCGCTTCAGGCGCGGCAGGCGATCCGGGCCCGCATCGGAAGGGCCCGCTAATGCCGTTGATCGTCAGTCGTCAGGCCGGGGGCGTTTACACGCCTCCGGTCCTGACGCCCGACCCGTACGTCCCCCTGTTCCCGCCCCTGGACACGACCCGCCCCCTCGCGGTCTATATCGACCCGTTGGGCGTCGAGTGGCCGCTGTCGGACCCGGGCCTAGGTTGGGCCACGATCGATGAGGTCGAGGGCCTAGGCGCGGTCGAGTACGAGCTGACCGCCGACCCTCACCCGCGCGGCGGGTCCCGGGTGCGGCACTCGCAGCCCGTCTCCCGGGTCCTCAACTGGCCCTTGCTGATCTGGGGCGACACTCATACCGAGTTCCTGACCCGCTGGCGGGCGCTCGCGCGGGCGTTCACCCTCGCCCGCCGGCTGAACCTCCCGCCGGGCCGGCTGCGGATCTTCCGCCCGGACGGCTCGGCCCGCGAAATCCTGGTCCGCTACCAGAGCGGTTTCCGGGGCGAGCCTGGCGCCGGCTTCACCGAGGACACAGCGATTGTCGTCCTGTACGCGGAAGACCCGTACTGGCGCGACGTGAAGCCGTTGACCCTGTCTTACGGGTCGGCGGCCCCGCGGCGCTTCCTGTCGCCGTTCCCGTCGGTCTCCTCGGGCCGCGTCCTGGGCGAAGCCGAGGTGTGGAACCCGGGCGACGCCGACGCCTGGCCGGAGTGGACGCTGACCGGCCCCTGTGACGGGATCACGGCGACCAACCACACGACCGGCGAAGCGTTCACGCTGACCTACCCCCTGACCGCCGGCCAGAAGGTCACGATCACGACCGACCCGCCGACCGTGCGGGGGCCCGCCGGCCAGGTCCTTACCTGGGCGCTCAACTGGCCCGGCGCGGTGCTCTGGGGCCTGGAGCCCGGCTTGAACGACGTGGATTTCGCCGTCGTCGGGGCGCAGGCGGGCGCGTCCGTGGACCTGTCCTTCGTCCCTCGCTACGAAACGGCGTGACCCGTGAGCTTTACCGTCCTGGTCACGGGGCGGGACCTGTCCGTGATCGGCGACCCGATCGCGCACTGGACCGACCTTGACGTCACCCTCCGATTCAACGAGCCCGACTCGGGCACCCTGACGGCCCCGGCGGACGCGCTCACCGTCGACCAGCTCGCCCCCGGTAACCGCCTGGTCGTGATGCGGAACCCAGCGCCGGCCCTCGGCTACCCGGGCGAGATCGTGGCCGCCGGCCCGATCGAGGACGTGGACCACGCCTGGTCGATCGACGGCGAGCCGGGCCCCGGCTCTACGAGCGTGAGCTTCGCCTCGGACCTCGCCAGCGTGGTTGCCGAGATCGCCTACCCAGATCCGGCGAAGGCGATCACGGCGCAGGCTACGGCGCGGCGGAAGTTCACCGCGACGAACGCCGAAGCGGTCATGCGGGCGCTGGTTTCCGAGAACGTCGGCCCGACGGCCCTCGCGGCGCGGCGGATCCCGGGCCTGGCCCTGGGCCCGCTGGCAGGCGTGGGCGGCAACGTGACCGCCGGCTTCCGGGTCGACCCGCTCGGGGACGCGCTCCGGGCAGTCGCGCTGGCAGGCGGCGGCCTCGGCTTCCGCACCCGACAGGCCAGCGTCGGCGCGGGCATCCTCTTCGAGGTCTACCAGCCGCGCGACCTTCGCGGTCAGGTCCGTTTCTCCCGGGGCCTGCGGAACCTCCTCGGCTACCGCTACGCCCTCGGGGCCCCGACCGCCTCGGTCGCGATCGTCGGCGACGGCTCGGGCGAGGGCACGCTTCGCAAGTTCTACGAGCGGTCGTCCTCGGCGGCGGCGAGCTGGGGCCGGACGGTCGCCTTCGTGGACCGCCGAGATACGGCGGACGCGGCCGAGATCGACCAGGCGCTTACCGAAGCCCTCGCCGAGGGCGGCGCGTCCGCGCAGCTCGAAACGACGACGGTCGACACCGCGACGCAGCGCTACGGCGTGCATTACGGCCTGGGTGACCTGGTCTCGGTCGAGCTGAATACCGGCGTCGTCGTGGCCGATGTCGTCCGCAGCGTGAATATCTCGGCGACCCCTAATGGTGGCGAGACGACGACCGCCTTTATCGGTACTCAATCCGCGAGCACGGACCCGGCCTACGTCCGGCATTTGCGGAACATCGCGCGCCGGCTCGGCCGGCTGGAGGCAATCTAAATGGCTGAGCTTTCTCCGGTGAACGCCACCGGCTCGCTTACTGAAGCGCAGTTCGAGGCGCTGGCACACGCCCAGTCCCCGGACGGCGTAATCGGCCACCCCGATACGGCCGTCTTCTACAAGTCCGGCGGACAGATCGGCATCCCGTCCTTCAACGCGCTGGTCCGCGGCTTCCCCTACATCTCGACCGGCGCGCTTCTGTCGCCGGACCTGACCGGCGCGGCGCGTACGGATCTTCTCGTGCTTCGCATGGACCGCGCGAACGGCTTCACGATCCGAGCCGCGATCCGGAAGGGCACCCCCGGCGCGGGCGCTCCCGAGCCGGTGATGGGCACGGGTGCGACGGACGTCTACGAGCTGCCCTTGGGTGAGTTCGACGTGTCGAGCGGCAGCATCGGCGCGCTTCGCCTGCGGGCCTGGTTCATCGGCGAGGACGGTCAGATCCTCGTGAAGGGCGGCGTCCGGCCGCCGCACAACCCGGGCCGACGCATCCGGGAGACCGACACCGGGGTCACCTGGGAATCTACGGGCGTCGCCTGGGTGAAGAACCTGGACGACTCCGGGGTTTCTCAGGCCGCGATCAAGTCCGGGTGGAAGGCGAACGAAAACTACCTTCAGCGCCGGAACGGAATTGTCGTCCTGAGTCTGGCCCTGGTCCGCACGGGTACGGCACTCCCCTCGAACACTAACCACGTCTTCGGCTCGCTGCCCGCTGGATTCCGGCCGTCGTTCGACGTCGAGAACACGTGCCTGTATTGGTCCGGCGCTTCGCCGATGAACTTCCGCGCCCTGAAGAACGGCGACCTTTACGTGGTCTGCCCGGCGGGTGACGGGGTCAGCCAGAACCGGGGCGTTCAGGGCGAGCTAATTTTCCCCGCCGCCTAATGCGTTGAACGATCAACCCACCCCGAGAGGTAAATAGATGCGCTACGAGTTCGCGGGCGGCCCCGCCGATTACACGATCATGGTCGGCGACACCGTCACGATCTCCACTCCGACCGGCCCGGTCTCGGGTCGGTCCGCCGTGGTCGTCGGCTCGCAGCCGGTCACCTTCTGGACCGACGAGCAGGGCGGCACTCAGCACACGGACCTACTCGACAGCCAGGGCGACCCGGCCACTTTCGTAACGTCCTCGGACGGCACCGCGCGGGGCCTCGGTCAGATCGCGTCGCTGACCGGCCCGGACAACGTCGTGGCCATGTGGGCGCAGGCCGGCGACGGCCCGCGCGTCCGGATGACCGCGAACGTCGCCCCGACGGCCCTCGCTACGGCCCGGAACCTGGACCAGCACACCGCCGACCGCAACGGCCACGGGACCGGCGTCGCCGACCTCGCGGACGTGACTGTCCCGCCGGCCGCCCAGCGGGTGACGGGCGACGTCCTGGGCGTCCTCGCGGGCGGTCAGCTCGGCCTCCTGTCCCCCGCCCAGGCGTCCGGCGCTCTCTTGCTCAACCCGCCGAAGACCGCAGGCGTTTACACGGGCAACGTTGCCCAGCCCCCGGACCCGAGCCAGGGCCAGAACGGGAACCCCTGGCTGCGGATTCAGGCCGCCGCCTCGCCCACCGACGACAACCCCGACATTCTCCAGCTCCACTCGACGCACAGCGACGGGTCGCCGATCAAGACGGGCTGGGCGAACGGTAACGGCGAGTTGCGCGGGGCCCCGTCGGCGAAGAACCGAATCGGTGGCCGGTTCTTCGAGTTCTACGAGACGAAGGGCGGCCCGTCGACCGGGCGCTTCTTCGAGCTGAGCACGAACCCCGCGCAGGCCGCCCAGCGCGAAGCCCTCCTCGGCGCGTACGGCACGGGCAACGCGACCATGCCCGGGTGGATCGTCGCGACCCGCGTCCTCGCCGGGCAGAAGGGCGTACAGGCGGGCGGCAACCACAACGCCCTGAACCCGCTCAACTTCCGAGGCCGGTCGGCCTCCGTCGGGGCACCGACCGCCGGCGTATGGGTCGCTGGGGACGTCGTCATGGACGCCGCCGGTTTCTTCTGGCTGTGCACCGCGACCGGCGAGCCCGGGACGTGGGTCGGCGGCCCGGGTAGCGGCGGGGGCGGGGGCGGCACTCAGGCCGCCGCGCCGACTGCCTTCGTGGACCTCACCCCGGGGACGGGAATGGCGATCGACACGACCCGCCGGGCACAGGTGCGGCTCGAACGCGGGGCCGACGCGGTTCGACTGCGCGGCACGCTCAACGCAACCGCGGCGGTCGCCTCCGGCGCGGTCGTCGCGACCCTTCCGGCGATGTACCGCCCGGCGTCCACGGTCTCGGTTATCGCCCGCTCGACCGGTGGCGGTAACCGCCTGACCGTCGCGCCGAACGGCGACATCGCCTACAGCGCGTCGTTCACCAGCGGCCAATCCCTCTGGCTGGACGCGCTCACGTACGACCTGCTCTGACCTGACGCGCGAGAGGCCGTCCCGTGACCCGGGGCGGCCTCTTCGCTGCGCACGAAAGGAGGCCGCGTGACTGCGGCACCGAAGAACCTTCTCGCCGTCCGGACTCTTCTCCTCGAAAACCTCCCGCTCGCCCCGCTGGCGGTCGGCATCGTGGGTGACTCCCGGCACCGGGGCGGCTATCACTGCGGCTCGGACCGGACCGTGTCCGGCGACTACTCGGTCACCGAGTCGTCCCGCGACCGCGCCGGCCTCTCGCAGTACGCCTCAGCCCTGGACGTCGGCCAGTTCTACCAGGGTGGCCACAACCTCCGGACGTTCTCCCTCTGGCTGGTCGTGGAGTGCGCCGCTGGCGCCCCCGATACCCTGGACATTCGCGAGGTCATCTACTCGCCGGACGGCCGCAGCGTGAAGCGCTGGGACCGCGAGCGGCGGCGCAGCTCGGGCGACTCCTCGCACCTCGCCCACACTCACGTTTCCTTCTACCGGGACGCGACGAAGTCCGGCCGCGACCTGACTCCGCTCTTCCGCCGGTACCTGGCCCACGTCGCCGGGAAGCCGAAGCCGGCCCCGGCCCCGAAGCCGACCCCGGTCTATCACCTGGGCGTCCGCACGCTGAAGCGCGGCGCGACCGGCCAGGACGTCCGCGAGCTTCAGGACCTTCTTGGCAAGCTCGGCGCTCGCGTCGGCGTGGACGGCGACTTCGGCCCGGCGACCGAGAACGCCGTCAAGGCCGTTCAGCGTCTCCGGATGCTCAACCCGGACGGCATCGTCGGCCCACTGACCCTGGCCGCACTCCGGACCGGCTTCGGCCGCCGGACGCTGCGCTCGGGCAACTCGGGCGGCGACGTCGCCGAGCTTCAGCGCCAGCTCACCCGCCACGGCTACAAGGTCGGCGCTGACGGCGAGTTCGGCCCGAAGACGAAGTCCGCCGTCGCGGCATTCCAGAAGGCCCGGAAGCTGACCCGCGATGGGATCGCCGGCCGCCAGACCATCACCGCACTGAGGAAGTGACCCGTTGACCATGCCCGACCCGACTGGCCTTCCCCCGGAGGTCGCCGTACAGGTCTGGACCGCGCGAATCGAGGCGAAGTTAGACGTCGCCCTGGCGCAGCACGGCGCGAAGCTGGACGAGCACGGCCGCCGGCTGGACGAGAGCGACAAGCGCCTCCGGGCGGTCGAGGACCGGGCCTGTGTCGACCCGGCGGACGTGATCGACCACGAAGCCCGCCTTCGCGTGCAGGAACAGCGCCCCTACGTCACCCCGGCCTCGGTATGGAAGGCCGCTGGCACGATCGGCGCGCTGGTCGGTCTCGCGCTGACCGTCGCCGACAAGCTCTACAACTGACCGCCGCCCGGGTCTCGCCCGGGTCGCCGAAAGGACGCCCGTGAACCGCCAGCCGATCGTTAACCGCGCCCTCATCCTCGCCGGTCTCGCCCTCGTGTACGCCATCCTGGCGCACTTCGGGATCACCCTCCCGCCCGAGATCAAGGGCCGCGTCGAGGACTTCGCCACGATCGCTCTCCCGCTCGCCCTGGCGTACTGGGCCAGCCGGCACACCACGCCCGTCTCCGACCCCCGCGACGCCAACGGCTCGCCCCTGGTCCCTGCGGAAGCCGCAGATGACGAGGCCGACGGCGGGGCCGGGGCGGGGTCTTTCTCGCCCGAGGCGGGCGACGCGACCGCCTTCCTCCCGCCCACTTCTCGCCCGTAACTCGCCCAGCGCCCCGCCCCTCGGGTTCGTCCCGGAGGGCGGGGCGCTTCGGCGTTTCTGGCGGGTCGCCCTGTGACTTTCGGGCGTGCGCCCGGGGCTGCCTGGGCGTGCCGGGCGAGGCCGGGCGAGGGCGCCAGGCACAGCCGCCCGGATTTCACCGTGAACAGCTCGCCGGGCGCTGGCCGACTCCTGCTTTGTCCCAACCGACGACAGGAGGACCTGTGTCCCTGGATTCGTATTTCGCCTACCCGCCCCGCCCGGGTCGGTCGATCCCTTCGTCTCTGTACGACCGCCTGACGACGGCGGGCGACAAGGTCTACCGCGTGACGTCGGGTGCGACCCGCGCCCAGGCGATCGCGGCGGCCGAGGCGATCCTGAAGGACCACGGCGTGAAGGCCGAGATCGTCCGGACGTCCCCGGCGTGGAAGCCGGGAGACGTGGTGGTCGTCTTCTACGGCCCGGCCCGGTCGCCGTACACCTACGTTCGCGGCAAGTCTGACTGGCTGGTCGAGAAGGGCCGCGAGCCGAAGACGGACGACTTCATGACGGCCCAGCTCGACGCGGGCCGACTGAAGGCCGTCCTTCAGGCTGGCGGCGAGGCGTTCGACCGGAGCCGCCTGTGAGTACCGAGGACTTCGAGGTCGGCGACCGCGTCCGGGCGGGATTCTCCTCCGGGTACATAGCCGCCTTCCGCCAGCGGCGCTGGGGGCGGGTCGCTCTGGTCTACGTCGACCGCGAGTGCCGCCACGATGGCACCGCCCCGCATGAGGTCCCCGTGTCCAGCCTCCGGAAGGAGATCGCGTGACTCGCCAGGTAGCGACGACGGCCGGCGTCCTGTCCTTCCCCCTGGTCGGCATGATGGGCCGGGCCCGCGCCGGGAAGGACACGGTCGCGGCCCGCCTGGTCGAGCGGCACCGGTTCAAGCGCTTTGCGTTCGCGGACGCGCTTCGCGAGGCGGCGCTGATCGCCAATCCGATCGTGACCCCTGTGGACACTGTCGCCGGATCAGTGCGTCTGGCCGATGTGGTGGCCGGCGCGGGCTGGGAAGCGGCGAAGGAACACCGCGAGGTGCGCCGGACCCTCCAGCAGTTCGGGATCGGCATCCGGCACCTTCAGCCGGATTTCTGGGTCCGCGTGGTCATGGACGAGGTCGACCACTACCCCGGCCCGGTCGTCATCACGGACGTGCGCTTCCCGAACGAAGCCGCGGCGATCAAGGCGGCGGGCGGTAGTCTGGTTCGGGTGATCCGGCCCGGACAGGACGAGTCGGATCAGCACATAAGCGAAACGGCTCTTTCGGACTACTCGGCGGATTTCGAGCTGCTGAACGACTCGGATCTTCACTCTCTGCTTAACAAGGTTGACGCCCTGGCGTCCATGTTGTAGGACTCACCACCCCGCACTAGGCCCCTGTCCCGGTCGGCTATACGCTGACCGGCTGACAGGGGCCTAGTTGCGTTTACACGTCCGTAGCGACCGCGCCGAAGATTTAAGACGCGCCAAAGGGAAGCGGTTCGCGTGAGACGTTCAACGCGCCTAGGATGACCTGGACCGGCGCAAAGCGCACGACGAAGAACAGGGCGGACTAATGACAGCGTCAAAGGACCAGCTCGGCGCGGACCTTGTGAAGGCGCTTCGCGCTCTGAAGCGGGTCGGCGACAACCGCGAACGCCGGACAGAGCTGTATCGCGCAATCGCCAATGCGTCGGTCGACCTGCGCGAACACTTCCTCACCGAGAATGGCGAGCCCGACTGGGCCGGGAAGTCGTGGGGCTACCGCGAGTATCTGCGCGAGCGCTACAGCGAGGCCGGCTACACCCGGGACGAGGCCCGCCCGGTGCAGTCCTCAGTCCGCTATCACGTCTCAATCCGCGTGCGGGAGCGCCTGACGCCGGAAGAGGTCGAGGACCTGGGCCTTCGCGCCGAGAACATCACCGAGCGAGTTCGCGGCGACCGCGCCACCCGGAGCGCCCTCTTCTCCAGCCTGACGGCCGCGCCGGACGACAACCCCGACATTGGCCGCGCGCTGGCGGGCGCGTTCGTGGTCCTTCAGCGGATCTCGCCGCGCGACGTCGCCGGCTTGCAGGGCCAGGCGCGAGCGCAGGCGCGGACGGTGCTCGCCCGGCTGCTGAAGCACGCCGAGAAGCTTCACGACGCGGCGGCGGACGCCGACGTGACGAAGTGACCCACGTTTCGTCACTTCCGTATTTCTTCTTTAGAGGAGGAGGAGAAGACCTAGAAGAGTAATAGCGAAGTGACGAAACTGCGGTCACTTCGTCACCACCCCGCCCGCTCGGCCCTCCGCGGCCCGGCGGGCTTCTGCATTTCCGCAGGCTGAACAGCGCGCCGCGCCCTGGCCGACTTATCCAATGTCCGAGTTTCCGGCATTGGAGGCACTAGGCGTGACTACGCCCAAAATCAACACCATTTCCCGAGGCGGCTCCCGCTTCTACGTCAACCCCGAGACCGGCGAGAAGGCCCCGGGCGTGACGTCCATTCTCGGGATGCTCCCGAAGCCGTTCCTCCAGCACTGGGCCGCGAAGGTCGTAGCGACCTACGCCGTCGAGAACCTGGGGGACATCGTCGGCATCGCCCTCCGTGGCGACCAGGCCGGCGCGATCGACTACCTGAAGGGTGCGCCACGCCGGGACACGGCGAAGGCCGCCGAGACCGGTAGCGCCGTGCACGACCTCTTCGAGGCGATCGCCAAGGGCCAACCGGTCGGCCGGATTCACCCTGAGTACAAGGTTTACGTCGACCACTTCGAGGCGTTCCTGAAGGAGTTCTCCCCGGAGTTCGTCTTCCTCGAAGAGACCGTCTGGTCCGAGGCGCACGACTACGCCGGTTCGTTCGACGCGTACGCCGTGATCGAGGGCGAGAAGGTCTTCCTCGACTGGAAAACGACCCGGTCCGGCGTTCACCCGGAGGTCGCCCTCCAGCTCGCGGCCTACCGCTTCGCGGACTACATCATCCGGCCCGACGGCTCGCGCGTCCCGCAGCCGCCGAGCACTGGCGGCGGCGTCCTTCACGTCCGCCCAGAGGGCTGGTCCTTCGTGCCGGTGAAGGCCGACGAAGAGACCTTCGAGGTCTTCAAGGTGCTGCGCCAGGTCTTCGACTGGGACCGCGTCGGCAAGGAAGCCGTAATCGGGGCCCCGATCAACAAGGTTCCCGGCTCGGGCCTGGCCCAGAAGCGCACCGCGGCCCCGCGTCGGGCGGTGGCCCGATGATCGACCAGGCCAACCGCGATGACGTGATCTGGCTCGCCGGCCTCCTCGAAGGGGAAGGCGCTTTCGACCTTCAGCGGGGCCGGTACCCCCGCGTCCGGGTCGCCATGACGGACCGCGACGTGATCGGCCGCGCGGCGACGCTCTTCGGGGTGTCCGTGCGACTGTCGCTGAAGGCGGCCCCGCATCAGGCGATGTGGCACGCCGAGGTGCAGGGTCCGAAGGCCGAAGCGGTCATGCGGGCGATCCTCCCGCACATGGGCGCCAGGCGTTCCCAGCGCATCGCGTCGATTCTCGGCCACGCCCCGAAGACGGAGAAGACGCCGCCGTCGATCTCCCGTCCGCCGGGCCTGCCCCTGGAGCGGGCGTGAGCATTCACGACGACTGCGCGTACTGGGGGCTGACCTGGAGCCAGTGCGCGAGGTATCACCTCCGGCTCGCGAACTACTACAGCCGGCGTTCGGTGGCCGAGGCGGCGTCGAGCGCGCGGGCGGCCCGCGTTACTGCCGTGGCCCTCGCGCTCATCGTCGCGGCTCAGGCGGTCGCCGTTGGCGTGCTTCTCGGCGCGCTTCTCGCCTGAACAGGCCGAACAGCTCTGGCCGACTCACTTAACGAAGCATTCCGGCCCGGCTGATCCCCGGGCCCGTACCCCTTGGAAGGAGGCCCGTACATGGGCCTGCGCATTTGGGAGACCGACCCCGAGGCCGAGCCGAAGCCGCGTCAGAGCTTCGCCGGGGACCTTGTCGGCCGGTTCCGCTCGGGCTACCAGGTGAACGGCCGCCCGGCCAGCCTGGAGAAGTGGCGGGTGACGACCGGTGACCCGGCGGTCGCCGACGAGATCCGCCGGCTGATGGGCGGCGAGCGCCCGCAGTCGTGGGAGACCAGCGGGGAAGACAACCTGGAGGTCTTCACCGACTCCCCGAAGGTGAAGATCCGGCTCGACGGCCCGAAGGCGATCCGCCAGGAGATGATCCTGTGGGGCCGGAACGGCGCGATCCGGAAGTGTGACGGCGTCGAGCAGACGATGGACGAGGACAAGGGCAAGCCGTGCGAGTGCCCGGCGAGCTACCAGGACCGCAAGGACGCCGCGAAGTCCGGCCGAGGCTGCGCCCCGTCGATCACGGTGTACTTCACCCTGGCGGACGCCCCCGAGCTGGGCCGGTTCCGGTTCAACTCGGGGTCCTGGTCGCTGGTCCGGGACATCATCACGACGGAATCGGCCCTGGAGAAGATCGACGGTCCGGCGTACGCCTGGCTGGGCCTGGAGGTCGTGACCTACGAGCCGAAGGGCGGCGGCGCGAAGCGGTCGTTCACGAAGCCGATCATCGACGTCATCGGCGCGGCCCCGGTCGCGAAGGACGCGGACGACGAGCCGCCGTACTGACGTGCGTTGAACGTTAGACGCGCATCCCTGTAACACCGAATGGCCTCGGGGCCGGGGCGCACTCAGACTCCCCCGGCCTCGGGGCCCTCTTCGTTTCCGGGAGGGAACGTGAACTACCTGTACGGCAGCCCCGAGAAGTCCGGCCTCGAAACCATCGGCGAGGTCGACTGGTCGAGCGGCAGCTACGAGTTCGACCTAACGACCGTCTGGCGGCGGAAGGCCGACGGTGCCTTCGTCTACGGCGAGGACTCGGGCTGCTCTTGCCCGTCGCCGTTCGAGGATTTCAAGGTCGAGGACCTAAAGCCGGTCGAGTCGCTGAGCGCCTTCCGCGAGTACCTGACCCGCCGCCTCGGTGAGGACTACTACGGCGGTGAGGACTACTACGGCAACGCGGACGCCGTCGCCCGCCTGATCGAGCGCCTTCACGGGCTGGGCCTGCGGTGACCGCCTACCGTTGCGCCGTCCTGGTCGCGCTGAACGAGGACGACGCCGAGCACTGGCGCGGCCACGTCGCGGCGGACCGGGTCGCGCTGACCGACGCGACGGCCCTGCGCAGCGTGATCGAGGGTCTTCGCGTGACGGTCGTCTTCGTGACGCCGGATGCCCAGCGCGGGGAACGGTTCTGCGACGTACGCGCGAGGCTGCGCCGGAACCTCGCGATGATGCGCGACGCGTCGCGAGCGTTCCACTACCTCAGTCCGGACCCCCGGTGAGGCGGTCATGGCGCGCTGGCTGGCTGGGCCGCCTCCTCGGCGTTCACTCGCCTAGCGCGCACTACCTGTGCCGTTGCTGGTGCCAGCGGTGAGCGCCAACAAAGCGAAGGGGACCCGCTGGGAAACCGCCCTGGTCCGTCTCTTCCGGGCCGCCGGCATCCGCGCGTACCGCCCAGCTCAGGAGGGTTTCCGCGACACGGGCGACCTTCACGGCCTGGACCCGTTCATCGGCCAGGCCAAGGACTGGCGGTCCTGGGAAGCGGCGATCCGGGAAGGGCTGGACGGGGCCGAGACGCAGCGTGTAAACGCCCGCCAGGACTACGGCGTTGCGTTCGTGAAGCGGGCCCGGCGCTCGACCGGCGGCGGGTACGCGGTCCTGACCGTCGCGACGTTCGTCCGGCTGCTGCTGCGGCTGCGGCGGGCCGAAGCGATGCTCTCGGACGTCCAGCTCGCCCGCCAGCGCGCGGCGACCGCCGAGGACCTGGCGGCGGATTTCGACGCCCTGGCGAAGGCCCTCAGCGAGGAGTGAACAGCCCGGCCATGCCTGGCCGACTTATCAGATAACCGCCCGGCAGGGCAACGCGACTACCAGGGAGCGCAGCGTGAACGACGAGACTAACCAGGCCCAGACCCCGGCGACCCCGAAGGAGGTCCGCGCCTGGGCCGCCGAGAACTTCCGAGGCACCGTGGGCGCGCGGGGCCGGATCGCGTCCGACGTGAAGGACGCCTTCACCGCGGCCACCGGCCGACAGACCGCCTGACGCAGCAACCCCGAAAAGCCCCCGGCATTGCGCCGGGGGCTTTTCGTGTTTCCGAGCCTGAACAGCCCGGCCCGCGCTGGCCGACTCCTTCCCCGTCAGCACCCCGACCGGAAGGACCTCCCCCTGTGACCCTGACCGACCTACTCGCCCGCCTGAAGGCGCACGACGACGCGGACGGCTGGCTCGCTGTCTGCCCGTCGCACGAAGACTCTCGCCCGTCCCTGCGGATCGCGGTCGGCGAGTCCGGCGCGTTGCTGCTGAAGTGCCGTGCCGGGTGCTCGACCGTCGAGGGCGAGCCCGGCGGCCGGCTGCGCCCCGGCGCGGTGCTGCTGGCCCTCGGAATGTCCGTGGCCGAGCTTCGCAACGTCGACACCTCGAACGCCCCGACGCGGGCGACGTCGACCAGCAAGCCGGCCAACCCGGCGGCGGTCGCGGCGCTGGCAGCGCAGCTCGACGGCTACGCGGCGGCCCTCATCGGGACGGACCCGCTCACCCCGACCGACGGTATCCGCTACGCGCATGACCGCTTCGGGGTGACCCTGGAGGACGCCCGCCGGCTGGGCCTGGGCCTCGCGACCGACCTCGGCGGCGGCCCCCGGCTGGTCGTCCCGTTCCGCGACCGCGACGGCGTTCCCCGCGGCTACCAGGCTCGCGCCCTGGACCCGAATGCCAAGGTCCGCTGGCTGGGCGCGAAGAGCCCGGCTGGCGAGTCCTGGGCCCGGGTCGGCTACCTCCCCGGTGAGGCGGGGTGGGCCGAACTGGTCGTGACCGAGGGTCCCGGCGATGGGCTGACGGCGGTCGCGACGGGCTACGACGTCGCCTTCGTGCGTGGCGCCGGCCTCGCCGCGTCCGTCGCGGACGAGGTCGCCGAGCTGGCCGACGGCCGCCCCGTCGTCGTCTGCGGCGACGCGGATCCGTCCGGGGACCGTTTCGCGCGGGTCCTGGCCGCCGAGCTGGCGAAGCGCGGCCTCTCGGCCCGGACGGTCCGGCCGCCGCTGGACGGCGACGACCTGACCGACTGGCGGACCCGCAACGCCGAGACGTTCGCTACGGACTTCATCCGGGCCGTTGTGTCGTCGCAGGATCCGGGCGGCCTGAAGACCAGGCTCGACGCCTGGACGGACGCGGACCTGACCGAGGTTGCGTCGGCCCGGCGGCTGAAGGAGCACTTCGAGGAGGCCGGTTCCGGCGTCCGCTTCTCCCCCGAGGCCGGCTTCTTCATCCTGCGCGAGGGCGTGTGGCGCGCGGACAAGCTGGACGAGGTCCGGACCGCCGCCCAGGACGTCGCGGCGTCGATCTGGGCCGAGGCCGCCGAGCTGGCCGAGGCGCTGAAGGAGATCGCCCGGGACGGCGACAAGGCCGAGGCGAAGGAGCTTGGCGCGCGGATCGGCAAGCTGAAGGCGTTCGCCAAGGCCGCGAACAGCTCGAAGGGCATCGACGCCATGGTCCGCGAGCTGCGGGCGCTGCGGGGCGTCGCGGTCGACTTCGAGGCGTTCGACAAGCATCATCACTTGCTCGCCGTGCGTAACGGGGTCATCGACCTGCGGACGGGCCGCCTCCTCCCGCACAACCCGGATCTTCTCCTGACTCGGCGTGTGGACCTGGACTACGACCCCGAGGCGACCGCCCCGCGCTGGGAAGCGTTCCTCCGGGAGGTCTTTCCCTACGAGCGGCACGCCGGCCTGCCCGAGTACATGGCTCGGCTGGTCGGCTACGGGATCACCGGCGAGACCGGCGAACAGTGCTTCGTGGTCCACCACGGCGGCGGCGCGAACGGCAAGAGCGTTTACACGGACACGCTGACGGAGGTCTTCCGCGAGCTGGTCGTGACGACGCCGTTCAGCACGTTCGAGGAGAAGGCCAGCGGCGGGATCCCGAACGACCTGGCGGCGCTGAAGGGTGCCCGGCTGGTCTTCGCGGCCGAGGGCGAGCAGGGCCGCCCCATGGCCGAGGCCGTCCTGAAGCGGGTTACGGGCCGGGACAGCATTAGCGCCCGGTTCATGCGGAAGGAGTTCTTCGAGTTCCGCCCGACGTTCCTCCTCCAGCTCGCGACCAACTTCAGGCCGCAGTTCCGGGGCCAGGACGAGGGACTGTGGCGACGCGTGAAGCTGGTCCCCTGGGAGCGGTACTTCGCCCCGTCCGAGCGGGATCACAAGCTGGGCGATCGGCTGCTGGCCGAGTCCGTCGGCATCCTCGCGTGGGCCGTGCGCGGCGCGGTCGCCTGGTATCGGGACGGGCTTCAGGACCCGCCCGTGATCCGCGACGCGACGAAGGAATACCGCCAGACCTCGGACGCCCTGGCCGGCTTCCTGCCCGGCGTCCTGGTCGCCGACGAGGCCGGGAAGGTGACCGCCAAGGTCGTCTGGGACGGATACCGCCAGTGGTGCGACGACGAGGCGCTTCCCGGCAAGGAGCGCTGGACCCGGCGCGCCTTGTTCGCCGCGCTCGAAGAGCGGAAGGCGATCAAGAAGAAGGAGAACATCGGCGTTGTCTTCCTGGGCCTGCGTCTGGCCCGGCCGTCGGACCAGCACGCCGAAGAAACCCCGGACGTAGGGCGAACTACGGAATCGCCGCTGGCCGACTCCTCTACTGAGACCCCTTCCGCTGGTCCTTCGCTGGACGACATCTTCTCGGGAGAACCCCTGTGAGAAAGCTTTACCGGATCGCCGTGCACGGCTTCGAGGACGACACGGCCGCCTGCGAGGTGTGGCTGACCGAGCGCGAGGCCGCCGCCTTCGGCTTCGTCGCCGAGCTGCTGAACGAGGGCGCGGGCGCGACCACGCCGACGATGACGGTCGAGGGGGTGCCCGCGTGACCTCCCCCGCCGATGACTGCGGCGTGACCGGCGGGTGCCAGGCGTGCCCGCTCTTCGTCGCGAACGTGTGCGGTGACCCCGCGCCGGCTGAGCCGCACCCGATGGACCGTGGCGCACGCAGCGAGTGCGCCGAGCTGGACGACCTCTGCGGCACCTGCGGCGAGCAGCCCGGGAGCCTGCGGCATACGGACCCCGACCCGTCCGCCCCTCCGGTCGACTGGGGCCCGGCCGTTGACGCCTACCTTGCCGAGCGGGTCGCCGCATACGGCCGGTCCTGGGAAGCGGCCTTCCGCCTGGCCCTGGTCCCGGCCCGCTTCGAGGTCGGGGCGGCCGGCGTCGCGCTCGACCGCTCGGCCCCGGTGGCATGGGACTTCGTCGGCTACACGGACGAGTCCGCCGCAGTCTTCGTTGCCCCGGTCGACACGCCCGCCCCGATCTGGGCGGGCCTGGTCGCCGAGCTGCCGGGCATGTGGGAGCCGGCCGACTTCCTCGGCGGTGCGCCGGACGAGGTCCGCCCGCCGACCGTCGACCCGGACGCCCCGGACGTCGACCCGAACGAGCCGAAACCCGAGGGGGCCGGGTGCTGCGGCGGGAAGTGCGGGTCGCCGTGCTGACCATTGCGACCTACGTCTTCGCCTTCCTCCTTGGCTGCGTGCTCGGCCTCCTGTTTGTCGACTGACCAGCCCCGATAACCCGATCCGCTCGAAGGGCCGCTTCCCGCGTGGAGGCGGCCCTTCGGCATCCCCCGAGGAGTCACCGTGACCCGAATCCTCTACTTCACCGCCGAGTGGTGCGGGCCCTGCCGAAAGTTCGGCCCGGTCCTGGCCGCTCAGGCGTCCGCCCGTTGCCTGGACGTCGAGCGCGTCGACATCGACGCGGATCCCGGCCTGGCCCAGGCACACAACGTCATGTCCGTTCCGACGGTCGTCGTCGTGACCGACGGCGAGGCGGTCGACCGCTTCGGCGCGATCGCCCCGACCGCCCTGCGGGACCGCCTGGAGGCCGCGTGCGGACGCTGACCCATACGGTCGGCGGGTCGGTCGTCGGGATTCACTTCCCCGAGCGCCGGGAAGACCTGGACGGCTTCCGGGCCTTCCTGGCGGGTGGGGACAGGATCCTCGGATTCGACACCGAGACGACCGGCCTGGACGTTTACACGCCCGGTCACCGGCTGCGCCTGGCCCAGTTCGGCAACGGGCGCGAAGCGTGGGTCCTCCGGGCGGACCTGTTCGCGGACGAGATCCGGGCGGCGCTGCGCCAGCCGCGGCCGTTCGTCATGCACAACGCCCCGTATGACCTGCTGGTCGTGGACAGGCACCTCGGGGTGCGGCTCGAAGAGCTGGGCGGGCGCACCTTCGATACGCGGGTCCTGGCCCACCTGATCGACCCCCGCGCGCCGCAGGAAGGCGGCATCGGCCTCAGCCTGAAGCCGTTGTCGGCGGTCTACGTGGACCCGGACGCGCCGGACACGCAAGAGGGCTTGACGGCTGAGTTCCGCCGGCTGGGCTTTACGAAGGCGACCGGTTGGGCCGGCATCCCGATCGACAACGAGCTTTACGTCCGGTACGCGGGCCTGGACCCGATCCTGGCCTTCCGCCTGTTCCGCGAGCTGGGGCCGCTGGTCCGGGAAATCGGGCTGGACCACCTCTCGAAGTTCGAGCATCACCTTCAGGTCCTCCTCGCGATCCTTCAGCGCAAGGGCTTCCGCCTGGACGTCGCCTACGTGGAGGCGTTGCGGGACGACTTGACGACCGAAGCCGAGGCGTTCCGCCAGGTGGCGCGGCGCTACGGCGTCGAGAACGTGAACAGCACGGCGCAGGTTGCGGCGGCCCTTCAGGCGATGGGCGAGACGCTGGCCGAGACCACGGCGAGCGGAGCCGCGAAGGTCGATAAGGGCGTCCTCCTACCGCTGGCGGACCTGTCGCTTCAGTGGGATCGGATGGAGGTCCGGGAGCCTAACCCGCTGGCGGACGCCGTCGTCCGCTCGAAGCGCGCGGAGAAGTGGGCGACCGCTTACGCGCAAGCGTTCCTGGACCTGAAGGACGCCGACGACCGACTACACCCGTCGATTGGCGCCCTACAGGCTCGGACCGCCCGCATGTCGATCAGCCGGCCGCCGCTTCAGCAACTCCCGTCCTCGGACTGGCGGGTCCGGCGGGCGTTCGTCGCGGACCCGGGTCAGACGATCGTGGCCGCCGACTACCAGGCAGTAGAGATGCGGGTCCTGGCGGCGCTGTCCGGGGACGAGACGATGAAGCGGGCTATCGCGGACGGCGTCGACCTGCACAGCTTCACCGCTGAGCGGGTCTTCGGGCCGGACTTCACGAAGGCTCACCGGAAGATCGCGAAGGCGGTCGGCTTCGGGAAGGTCTACGGCGGCGGGGCGGCCACGATCTGTCGGCAGACCGGCGCGGACCTGGCGAGCGTGAAGACGGCGCTCGCGGCGTACGACGCGACCTTCCCCGGGATCAAGCGCTACTCGCGCCGGCTGATGGAGCGGGCCGAGTTCGGTCGGCGGGAAGTTGTCACGCCCTCGGGACGGCATCTCCCACTGGACCGTGACCGTCTGTACGCGGCGACTAACTACGTCGTACAGAGCACCGCCCGTGACCTGCTGGCACAGGCCGTTGTGGACATCTTCGCCGCCGGCCTCGGCGACCATCTGTTACTGCCCGTACACGACGAGCTGATTGCCCAGGCCCCGACCGGCCAGGCCGAGGAGGTCATTCGCGAGATCGGGAAGGCGATGGAGTCCACCTTCTACGGCGTCCGGATCGAGTCCGACCCGGAGGTCTACGGGCCGAGCTGGGGCCACGGCTACGGCGCTACTTACTGACACGAAAGACGATCGGGATTTCAGGAATAGGACGCCTCTAACTATGAGAATTGCTGATCTTGACGCCGACCGTGACGCAATTCGCTTCGCGGGACTTCTCGCCGATCTGCGCCGCGAGCTGGACGGCCTAGAAGCCCTCCTGCCTGCGGCGATCGATGCCCAATGGACCACGCCGCCGACCCCCCGGCCGAGGGAGGACACGTCCGAACGGATGAAGAACAAGCGCAGCGAGCCAACGGCCGACATCGCTCTTGATCCCGACCGTTTGCAGTTGCGCCAGCAACTTGTACGATCTGCGCACGTGCTTCGCGGCGGGGTCCTTGCCCTCGCGCAAGTACGCCAGGACGTCGGCGGTGCGCTGACGCCGTGGGTCGGGGAGGAAAGCGAACATGACTGACTGGGCCCACACCGCCCGCCGAGGAGTCCCGTCAACCGGACTCCCTCGGCGTGCCTACCTCCTCGGACCGTCCTACGGCACGACTGCGGAGCGCATCGCGCGCTTCAGGCCGGCGTACGACGCTCTGGTCTTCGCGGGCTTCGAGGTCGTCGCTCCGGGTCGCGTGCACCCGACCCCCGAGACCGCCGACCACTTACTGTCCGTAGTGGAAGACGACGTCGACCTTCTCGCGGCGGCGGACGTCGTCGTGACGCTGCCCGGGTCGGAGAAGCTGTGGGAGTGCGGCATAGCTGACGCGCTCGGGGTGCCCGTGGTCGCGTTCGCGGACCTCCTCAGCGAGCAAGTTCCCGCCTAATCTAGCTGCGTAAATGAAAGGCCCCGGGGTTCTCCTCGGGGCCTTTTCGCGCACCCTGCGCCGGCTGTCCGGTTCGGGACTCAGCCGTCCGGTCAGGACAGACGTACGAACGACTTAAGGGTCCGTTAAGACTGTGCGTTGAACGATCAACGCGCTAACGTTCATCACGCATCGCAACTCGTACACCCGTTCGAGGAAGGCCGGCGACGACCGGCGATCCTTTCACGCCCTGGGAGGGCCCGCAATGTCTGTTTTTGCCCAGCTCTGGACCGCTTCCACCTCCCCGATCCCCGCCGACGAAGAGGCCGCCGTCATCGCCGCCGCCCAGACCGGCGACGAGGCCGCGACCCTCCGCCTGTTCACCGCCTATCAGCCTGCCCTCCGGGCCGCCGTGAAGAACGCGATGATCGGCCTCGGCGGGCGCATGACCCGCGACGACGCCCAGCAGGCCGCGACCCTCGGCTTCCTGGAGGCGCTTCGCGTCTACCGGCCCGACGCCGAGACGGGCGGCCGGCTCGCGGCCTTCCTGCGTCACCGCCTGGCCGACGAGATGACCCTTGCCGCGTCGGAGATGACCGGCGGCTTCTCGGTCCCCTCGCGGACCCTGCGCCGGTTCTTCGGCATCATGGCCCGCGCCGACCGAGACCCGGTCGAGGCCGCCCGCATCGCCCCGGACTTCGAGATGTCGACGGACACCTTCTGGGCCATCTGGGTTGCGGTCAGCGCCGAATCCTCGCTGGAAGAGGCGGTCGCCGTACACGGGGACGCCGACCTCGCCGGCCCGATCGGCGACCTGTCCGAGCCGCGGGGCGTCGCCGACGCCGAGGACCGCGTCCTGTGCGACCTCGCCTTCCGGTCCGTGGACGACTTCGAGCGGGACGTCTGCCGCCTGGCCTACGGCTTCGCCGACTTCGATCCCCAGCCGGACGCCGAGATCGGCCACCGCCTCGGCGGCTTCTCGCGGCTGAAGATCCAGCGGACGCGGACGCGCGCTCTCGGCAAGATGCGCTCGGCGCTGGGTGCGTTGAACGACTAACGCACCAATCGGGGGTCGGGTGGGTGAACAGCCCGGCCCCCACTGGCCGACTCCTCCTTCGTACCGCCCCTGAAATCGCCCGATTGGAGCCGCACCCGTGGACCTCTTCGAGACCGACGCCGTTCAAACGCCGACCCGCCCGGACGCCCGCGAGGGCTACGACCTGATGGACTTCGAGGCCCGCGACGTCGAGGACGACGCCTACGCCGACGACGTCCGCGCGGTCCTGACCGGTCTTCCGGCCCGCCCCGGGACGCGGCGATGACGGACGCCGAGATCGGCCCGGCGGACTTCGCGCCGTTCCGGGGCGAGTTTGCCGACTGCCACTGCCCGACGTGCCGCGAGATCGCCTACGCAGCGTCAAGCCTTCTCGACGGCCCTCGGTCGCCTCGGAGCCTCGCCGCGTGCCGAGCCCTCCTCGCCGAGCTGCGGACCGGGACCCACCGCCGATTGACCCTCGCCGAGCGCGCCGCCGAGGCCCGCGAGGAGAAGGCCGTCCGCCTGGCGGCGCTACGCGAGGCTGGGGCCCCGGACGCCGAGATTGCGGCGGTCGAGCGCGGCTATGTGCGCGTTGACATGGCCTTCATGCGTGAGGGCATCGGGGCGGGCTTTGGGGGTCGCCTGTGATCGCCCGCCTGAAGCGCTACCTCGCCGAGCGCCGCGAGGCCGCCGAGGTCCCCGCCGGCTGGGACACCCCGCAGGCCCGCGCCGAGCTGGCCGAGATCGTTCGCGAGGTGACCGGCGAACGCCCGCAGATCCGCCCGAGGACGAACCCCGAGGCCGTTTACACGCCGCGCCACGGGAGCGAGGGCGAGACCACGCCGAGCCCGACCTACCAGGCCCGCCACGGGGGCGACGCGACACAGGTCCCCCGCGACTTCCTTCTTCCTGCCGACTATTTCGCCGCCGAACGCTGGCGCCCTCTCCCCCGGAGCATGAAATGACCCGCCCCACCCTGGACGTTCAGCTCGCGAACATGCGCCCCTGGCTCGCCCGCCGGGCAGAGAACTTCCTCCCGCGCGAAGAGGTGGCCGACGCCGTTCAGGACGCGATGGTCGCTGTATGGCAGGCGTCGGCGCGCGTGCGCCCGGGTAACGACCCGTGGCCCCTGCTGACCGTCGCGGGCCGCGCGCAGCTCGGTCGGTACGCCCAGACCTTCTACGCGAAGCGGGTAGTCGACCGCCTGGACGACCAGCGCGAGGCAGACCTTCCGCCGTCCGAGCTGGTCCCGTCGACCGGCGACGCTGAGGCGGCCTTCTCGCCTCGCCTGGCGGCGGCACTGGCCGCGCTGCCTGAGCGCCAGCGGGAAATCCTGCTGGAGACGGTCGGCGAGGGGCGGACGAACCTCGCGGCAGCGTCCCTGCTGGGCGTGTCCGAGGCTCGCGTCCGCCAGAGCGTCGCGCGGTCGCTGGAGATCCTGCGCGCCGAGCTGTCCGACCAGGTCAGCGGAGCCGTATAGATCGGGAGTTGCGCTAAACGTTCAACGCAACTAAAGTGACGTTTACACGCCTCGCCGAACGAAGGAGCACGACATGACCGCCGCCGGGAAGATCACGACCGCTGCCCTCGCCGCCCGCGTTGCCGCTGGTGAGCCGGTCCGGGTCCTGCTGGACCGCGAAGACGCGGCCTTCCTGGAAAAGCACGGCATCGACCGGGTCCCGGGCCTGGTCGTCGCGGCCCGGAAGACGGGCGTTCTGACTCTGGCGGCCCTCGAAGTCGAGGTTCGGATGACCGGCGGCCACGGCTTCCGAGGCCGGGCCCAGCGCGACTACCGCTTCCGCACCGCCCAGGGCTGGACCCTCTGGTTCTCCCCGGCGTCGACCCTGATCCTGGCCCCGGAGGATGCCGCCGCCGTGAAGCGGGCGCACGCCGAGGCCCTGGCCGAGGCCGCCGAGCGCGAGGCCGCGGCCCTGGCGTCTGCAAACCTGGTTGCCGAGGTCGTCCCGGCCGAGGCTCCGGAGGTCTCGGCCGCCGCGATCGAGACCCGCGAGGCGTGGTTGGTCGGTGCGGTCGACGCTCTTCGGCCCCTGTTCGCCGAGGTCGGCGAGACCGTCCCGGCGGTTCGCGTGTCGGTCGGCTGGCCGGGCGGGAAGGGCAAGAAGAACACCGTAATCGGCCAGTGCTGGGCGTCCTGGACGGCTGCGGACAAGGTCTCGCAGCTCTTCGTGTCGCCGGTCCTGGACGACGCGGTCCGCGTGCTGGACGTCCTGGCGCATGAGCTGGTGCACGCCGTTGACGACTGCGCGAGCGGGCACAAGGGCAGGTTCGCGAAGATCGCGAAGGGCATCGGCCTCACGGGCAAGATGACCGCCACGGTCGCGGGCGAGGAGCTGAAGGCCCGCCTCGCCGAGATCGCCGACAAGCTCGGCCCGTACCCGCACGCGAAGCTGTCGACGCCGGCCGCCGGGGCGGGCGAGAAGCCGCAGACGAATCGGCAACTGAAGGTCGAATGCCCGGAGTCCGGCTACATCGCCCGGACGACGAAGAAGTGGCTCGAAGAAGTCGGGGCCCCGCTGTGCCCCTGCCACCGAGAGGAAATGGTGATCGCGTGACGACCGCTGGAAAGCTGGCGAAGGGGGCCCGGGTCTTCGTGACCGGGGCCCCCGGCCCGTTTGTGTCTTTGGCGAAGACCGAGGAGGGCGCCACCCTCGCAACCGTGACCGCAGACCCGACAAAGGACGGCCGGAAGCTGGTCTTCGCGACGACCGAGGGCGTCCTGACCGCCGGCCCTACGGCGAAGGTCCTCCTCGCCCCCGCCGGGCCCGAGGACGCCCCGGAGCCGGCCCCGGAGGACGCCGTACCGGCCCCGGCGGGCGTCGTGACCGCTTCGGTCGACCTGGACGCCGCCGGCCGCCTGACGGACCGCAGCCGGGTCCGGGTCGGCGATCGGGACGCACTGGTTCGCCACGACGCGGGCGAGAACGCCCCGGACCGGCTGGCCGCCGCACTCGCGTCGATAGGCTTCGAGACCGTGACGCGCTGGGCGGTCCCCGAGGAGGGAACGGCGGTCTGCCAGGTCCGCCCGGTACACCCGACCTGATGACTTGCACGCCCCGTGACCTGGGACTTCCTGGGTCGCGGGGCGTTTACACGTTTCAGGACTTGCGTTGATCGTTCAACGCATGCTCTACTTGTCCGGTCACCGCGACCGCCCCGAAGGAGCCCGAAATGACCTCGACCTATCTCGCCCACAACTTCACCGGCACCTTCACCGCCTCGCGCGCCATTGACGCGATTTACGACGGCTTGAAGGCCGGGCGGGGTCTGCGCGAGGTGACCGGCGAGGTCGCCGTCCAGTTCGCTAACGACGCGATCGCGACCGGCGGGACCTTCGATGACGGGATCGAGGTCGGCAAGATGGTCTGCGCGCTGGCGCTCGACATTCAGCGGGACCTCCTCGCCCGGTACCGCCCGGCGCACGCCGACTACCCGCACGACGCCGGCTACCTCTTCGGTTGCCCGGCGTGCGAGGTGCGGTGCCACTGCGCCCCCGGCGCGGACCGGTGCGTCTTCCCCGGCTTCCACCGCCCGGTCTGACCCTCCCCCGGCCGGGGGCGGAAGCCTGCCCCGGCCCGTTGAACGTTCCACGTACCCTCACCCCTGAACGAAGGGACCACCCGTGAAACTGCGCATCCTCCGCGACTTCCTTGGCGCTCTCGCCGAGGCCGTTCTTCCCGAGACCCAGCAGCGCCGCGAGATCCGCGAGCGCGAGGCCCTGAAGCGCGCCCTCCGGGGCGAGGACGGGGGCCAGCGATGAAGGCAACCGGTCGTGGCTGGGCATACGCGGGCGCGATCCTCGGCGGCGCTGCCTCGGTCGCCGCGAATGTCGCTCACTCCTACATCGGCCCGGACCCGTCAGCCCTCGAAGTCGCCTTCTCGATCTTCTGGCCGAGCGCGCTCTTCGTGTGCGTCGAGGTCCTGGCCCGGGTCGCCTTCCCGCGCGGCTTCGGGTACGCCGCCCTGCGGTTCGTCGGCGTGAGCCTGGTCGCCCTGGTCGCCGCCATCGTGTCGTACCGGCACCTGTCCGGCCTGTTCGAGCACTACGGCGAAGACCCGGTCACGGTCACGATCGGGCCGCTGGCGATTGACGGTCTCCTCGCGGTGTGTTCGGCGGCCCTGATCCTGACGGCGCACAAGCGGGCGCTCGCCAGCGACGCCCCGGCCGCTCCCGTCCCGCCGGCTGCGCCGCCCGTCCCGCTCTACGTCCCGGCCGCCTGGACCGCACCCGCCCCGGCCACCCCCCGGGAGACGCCCCAGGACGCGCCCGTGAGCCCGGCCCCGGCCCCGTCTACCCCCGAGCCGGTCCCGGCCGTCCTGGACGCTCCTACGGCCCCCGAGCCGACCGAGGGGGCGACCCCGGAGGAGGCCGCCGAGGAGACCGAGCCGTCGGACCCGCGAATGGTCACGACGCTGGCCTTCGGGCCGTTGCCCGAGGAGAAGGACCCGGAGCGGTACCCGGAGATTCGCCGCCGCGCTGAGGCGCTGAAGGCCGAGGACCAGAAGCGGTCTCAGCAGAACATCGCCGATCTCCTCGGCATCCCCCGGTGGACGCTGCGGACCGCGCTCGACGCGACCCGCCGACAGCCGACCAGCCCGCCGAAGCTCGAACTCATCACCACCTGA